AAAAGGAAACTAAAATGGCAACAACACATGAACAGATCGTAGCGGCATATGAAGCATATCTAGCAGAAAATGAAAAGTTTGAAGGCAAGAGTGTAGGTGCAGCAGGCACACGTGCTCGTGGTGCATTAGGTGATTTAGGTAAGTTATCTAAAGCTCGTCGTGCAGAAATCCAAGAGAAGAAAAACGCTGCCAAGGCTGCGAAGTAACTTATGGCATATGATAATCCTTGGACTTATCTTGGTAAACCCTTTGAGTCCGAGGATATCAACAACTATTACGGCTTCATTTATAGGATAACTAATACTATCAACGGTCATGATTACGTTGGTAGGAAATACTTCACTACAATCAAAAAGAGACCACCTCTAAAAGGCAAGAAAAACAAGCGCAGGGAAACTATAGAAACTGACTGGAAAGAATACTGGGGCAGTAGTCCTAGGTTGTTAGCAGATATAGAACAATTAGGCAAAGATAAGTTCACACGCGAGATCATACACTTGTGTAGTTCACGTGGCGAAACTAATTACATGGAAGCCTATTACCAGTTTACTGAAGGCGTGCTGTTGAGAGAAGACAACTACAATGGCATCATACAGATTAAACTAGGTAAGAATTCCGTTAAAGACTTAAAGTTTACAAAATAGCCACTATCGCAGTTTAATACTGTGTCATGAGGAGATCCAGCTCGCGTTATGGCCGCTGGTGGAACGCTTAGACGAGACTAAGCACATGACGGCACGGCATTCAATTAGGTGTAAAAACCAAATGATCTGGGCTCCGAAACAAACCGACCCAGGAGCAAAATTACAGTTGGCTAACTACGGCTGTATGAGCTACCGCCAGAGAAATCTAGAGTAGGGGGTACCGGCTGACCGCCTCCGTGTTTATGATAACAATCTCTTTTAGTTAGTGTGCCTCCGCACTCGGATAATGTGCTTGGTTGCAATTTGCCTCGGATAGGTAAATTGTGACTTGCATCTGGATAATGCAGTAAAAACATATCATAGTTTAAGTTAAATCAAAGTTTGTAGAGTAGAAAAGAAAAGGCTTTAGAGCGCAAGCGATAAAGCAGATGTCGTAGACATCTTAAAACGGAATCAATAAAAAAGCGTGAATAAATGAATATCCACGCTTGCTTTATACCAAAAAGAACTAAAGACTTATTTGTTCTTCCAAATAGAATACAGTACCCATACTGCCACTAAACCAACAACACCTTCACCGCCTAGTGTTTTGACGATAGATGTAACGTTACCAATAACGTCTACTGCTGGTAAGAAAGGTAATGCTGCGCCTTTGAGTAACACTTCTAATACGATTAGTAGTGCTAGTACACTTACTGCTGTGTCAGCGATTGCACCTGACCATTTCTTTATTGTTGCTAAGATTTCCATTATCTGGACACTCCTATAAAACCAACGCTGTATTTCTACAGTGGGTAAGTTATTTAGAGTCTTCAGTTAGAGATTAATAATACTACAAAATTAATAGAATGGTAATCCGCTTTTCTGCGTAATTTCGATATGTTCTTTGATTAGCTTATTGATAATTTCTCGATCGGTGTAGCTCAACATCATGCCTTCATCATAGCTTAGTGCACCTCGCATGTGCCAGCACATTTCGAGTACCGAGTTGCGTACGGCTTTTGAGTCTTGTTCGAACTGCTCGATCAGTTCTTTGATTTGGTCTACGTTTAAACTCAAAAGCCTTAGGCGAAAAAATTTGACTGATCAAAGACCAAGGGTGATTGATACTCTTTACCACATTCTTCATTGGCACAGGTTAGATCTGCTGGTGGTGCACTGTTGGCTTGGGCTAATTTTTGTATTTGGTCTCTGATGGCCTGATAGGTCTGGCGGCTACAATTATCTAAAAATTCTTTAATCATTCCAGGGTCAGTAACTAAAGTTTTATCTACAAATATGCTTTCGATGCTGTCAATCAACACACTGACATTGAGATCAGTTATCTTTTTAAAACTTTCGTCAAATAGTCTGCGTTTTTCGTCATCAGGTATTTCAGCATCAGTAACGTTAGCTACTAGTCTGCGCTGCTCAAACGTGGCTAAATTTAGTTTATTGACATCTTGATAACTCTGCGGTTTAAATTTAATCACAAGGCCATCTACATTTAAACCTTCGTTATAGTTAGCAGGTGTAAGGTTTTCTAATAGAGTGGTTAGATTAATAGTATATTCATTGGATTCACCGCAGTGTGGACAAGTAGCAGAGATGTCCATGCCTTGACCGTAGCTGGCTAGGCGTATGGCGATAAAGATAGCGTCTAGGTCCACAGCTGGTATAGACCAAACGTCGCGTATGCTAGGACAGCAACTCTGTATTACATCTATCATACCTTGACCGTTCATTAGTGCATCCGGTGTTTTGAGTGTTAGTTCGTCTTTAACAGTCATGGGATAGATAGGAATATCTCCGGTGACTGAAAGTTCAATACCATCTGGTGGATAAAAACGCCCTTGACTAGGTAGTTTTAGATAGATTGCAGGTTGACGAAAATGTTTAGCCAACGGATTGTTTGGATTTACCACGGTTTTGATCTCCATAAATATACGTATATACTTCTATATTTATTGGATATAAACCATGGCTGTAAGAATTGATATACCCGGAATTGGTACCGTTGAAGCAGAAAATGCTGCCAGTGAAGCCACGCTCCAGGCTTTGGTAGCTGTATTAAGTCAAGACAGCCCTAAAGCCAAAAAATCACAAAAAGCAGACGAAGAAGCGGCCAAGGCAGCACAAGACAAAGCCAAAGCCGACCAACAAGGTGCTAAGGTAGGTAAAGAATTCAGTGTAGGGTGGACAGCCGCTGGGCAAGCCGCAGTCAAAGGCCTTAAAGACATTGGACTAACTGCTGTATCTATGGCTGCTAAGTTCGGTACTGACTTTGTTAATATAGCCGAAAATCCGATCAAAGAAACTGCTGGCATGTTGAATGCCTTGATTGATGTTGGTAGCAACGTAGTCAGCAGTTTTGCAGAAGCAATACCTGTCATTGGCGGATTTATTGCGGCTGCAACCAAAGCTGCCGCAGAATTAGCCAAGGCAGCTAACAAAGCCTTTAGTGACCAATTACAACGTAATATAGATTCACTGCAAAGTTACGCTAAAGTAGGAGTGAGCTTTAGTGGTAGTATGACAGAAATGTCCAATATCGCACACTCCGCAGGATTAGGAATATCAGATTTTTCTAAAGTAATAGCAAACAATCGCGAAGTAATGCGAGAATTGGGTATGGCAGGTGGTGAAGCATCTGCGTTGCTTTCTAGAGCAATGGGCACAGCCGCAACAACCGTAAGAAAGAGTGGTCTGAGTCTTCGCGATGAAATGTTTAAGATGGGTTATACCTATGAAGAACAAGGCGCGATCTTTACTAGCTTTATGGCTAATATGCAAATGGCTGGTAAATTGCGGGCAATGTCAGACGCACAGGTAGCTGAACAAACAAGAAAATATGCAACAGACTTAAAAGTTATTTCTGATATCACTGGACAGGATGCTAAAAAACTAGCAGAAAAATCTCGATCTGAAGCCATGCGAGGATCATTGTTAGCTACTTTACAAGGTGATCAGATCACAGCGTTCCAGCGTGCAAATGAAGTATTATCTAAAGCACCTAAAGAAGTACAAGACGGGCTTACGCAATATCTAACTTTTGGTACTATAACAGATCCTAAACTTATTGCTAATCGAGAAATGGCAGACATGATCAGAACCGTTGGTGATCAGGTCAAAGCTGGCAATCAAGACATGATCAACGTAACTACCCGTGAAATGGCCGGTGCAGCGCAGAAAATGCAAACTGAACAGGGTAAAGTGTTTGGTCAATCAATTGATCGTGCTTTGGTTGCAGGAGTATCTGGTGTAGGCGCAGAAGCCGCTCAATTACGTAACTCATTCCTGGCAATGAACTATGCTCTTGATCCAGAAGCGGCAGATAAATCACGCAAAGCCAATGAAGATCAAGCAACAATAGTAGATCGATTAGCTGACGCTACAGCAACACTCTATAATCAAACTAAGCAATATCAGGTTGAAATGGAGGTTATTGTTCAAAAACACTTACCTAAATATAATGAATTACTAAAAGAAATAAATGTTAAACTTCAAGGTAACTTCATGAAGTTTATCACAGGAGACTCCGGCGGTAAAGTAAATTCTTCAACCGAAGAAATGATATCAAAAGCCACCACAGGCAAAGATACGAGTGGCAAAAAAGTTGGATTTTTGGAACAGTATTTTAACGCTGTTGGCGCTGCTGGTGCCCCTGGTCTAGCTGGTGCTTTTGCAGATGGCGGCAAGATTCCGTCTGGTAAAGTGGGTATCGCAGGCGAAGCAGGACCTGAACTGATCAGCGGACCAAGCAGTGTGCTATCAACAGCTAGCACAGAAAAACTTATCGTAGCCTTAGATGCTATGCGTGAAATGAAAGGCATTCGTTTTGGCGAGAATGACTTTGAGTGGAGTGTTAACATGGAAAACAAGCGTTTAGCTACACTCAAAGATAGGGCATCAGGATTTGAAGGAATGGATTACAAGCAATTACAAGCTGAACTCAACACCCGTCCAGAAATGGAATCAGCAAGACAAGCGAAAGCAAAAATGCTTAGAGAAATGGGTGATGATCCAGAAACAGCCGCTAAAGAATATGCAGCAAGAATGGATCAAACTAACTCATTGTTGGGTGAACTGGTTTCGGCCATGAAACAGAATGTAGATCAAACCACCAGAGTAGCTATGAATACCAACTAAAATTAATTGGTTAAACGGTTGATTAAGGTTAAATAAAGAGTATATACTAATAAATAGTATCTAAGGTAAAATAATTATGTCATGGAAAAAATATTTCAAAACCGCTAACCCAAATGTTAGTGGACAGATGAGCCCAGTAGGCGGCGGTGGTAATAATTTACCTGATGCAGGCTATCGTAACTTTGCTAGCCAACTTCCAGAAGTCTATATCGGGCATCCAAATCGCACAGAACGCTACAATCAATATGAACAGATGGACATGGACAGCGAAGTCAATGCTGCCTTAGATATTATTGCTGAATTTTGCACACAAAATAATATTGAAAATGGTACAGGCTTTGATCTATTTTTTAAAGAAGATCCCACAGACAACGAAGTTAAAATCCTTAAAGATCAGTTGCAGCAATGGGTAACACTAAACGATCTAAACAAACGTCTATTTAAATTATTCCGTAACACAATTAAGTATGGTGATCAGGTATTCTTACGTGACCCAGAAAACTTTAAACTATATTGGTGCGAAATGTTTAAAGTTGTCAAGGTTATCGTTAATGAATCAGAAGGCAAGAAACCAGAACAATATGTGATCAAAGACCTTAACATTAACTTTCAAAATTTAACAGCCACAGCATTAAGTTCTAGCGACACATTCATCAATCACCCACAAGTAGGCGGACCTAGCGGATCGTATATACAACCGCAAACACCATACAGTGGAGGTAGTCGTTTTAGTCATGCTAAAAACGAAGCAGTAATTGATGCAGAACACGTAGTACATATTAGTCTAACAGAAGGCTTAGATCTAAACTGGCCATTTGGTACCAGTGTGTTAGAAAGCATATTCAAGATATTCAAACAGAAAGAGCTCTTAGAAGACGCTATCATTATCTATCGTATCCAACGTGCTCCAGAACGTCGCGTGTTTAAGATCGATGTAGGTAACATGCCCACACACATGGCCATGGCCTATGTTGATCGTGTTAAAAACGAAATCCATCAACGACGTATCCCCACACAGACTGGTGGCGGACAAAACATGATGGATGCTACATATAATCCATTATCAACTAACGAAGACTACTTCTTCCCCGTGACAGCAGATGGTCGAGGCTCTAGTGTAGAACCGTTTCCAGGCGGTACTAATCTAGGTGAAATAACTGATCTACGTTTCTTTACCAACAAAATGTTCCGCGGCCTGCGTATTCCTAGTAGCTATTTGCCTACAGGCACAGATGAAAGTGAGCGTACATATCAAGATGGCAAAACAACCACTGCCTTAATCCAGGAATGGCGGTTTAACCAGTACTGCATAAGATTACAAACAATGATCTGCGAAAAGTTAGATCAAGAATTTAAGATGTTTATGCGTTGGAGAGGTATTAACATTGATAATGCCTTATTTGAACTACGATTCAACGAACCACAAAACTTTGCCAAATATCGTCAGGCTGAAGTTGATGCAGTACGTATAGCAGCATTCACTGCACTAGAGCCAATTCCATATCTCAGCAAACGTTTTTTGCTAGAACGCTATCTAGATCTGAGCGAAGAAGAAATGCAACGCAACGATGAGCTATGGTCCCAAGAAAATGGTGCAATAGCTGATACAACCATACCAGAAGCAGGATTGCGTGCCGTCGGCGTAACTAATGCTGGTATACAGAAAGATTTAGAATCTACAGCTATGCCTAACCTAGAAGCAGGAGTTGCACCAGGAGGCGAAGGAGCGATACCTGCTGCAGGCGGTGAGGCAGTGACTACAGCGCCTGCAGCAACAGCGCCAGCAGGTTTGTAATAATATTTGGTAAATAACGTTATGAATCTGCTCGAAATCTTTGAACCTATGCCTACAGGCTATTATGATGAGAAAGACGACAATACTGCCGTTAAACTCAATGACCTCCGCAAGACTAAGTTAACGTTAAAACAACTTAATCGCCTGCGTATCATGAATGATATTCGTAAGTTAGAACACGAAAAGAAAATAGAAGCAGTACAAAATCAATACAAGGCACCCCCACCTGTAACAGGCGGAATGTAATTATCTCCCTATTTTGGCTCAAAAAACACACATATAACCCCATTTTTCTATAAATTTTGTAAATACATAAACATAATACATTTCAATTGAGTATTAGTCCGGATTAATATTAATTTTTAAGGAGTTCATAATGAACAACAAATACGAACAATTAGTCGAATTCATCATTAACGATGAAACAGACAAAGCTCGTGAACTTTTCCACCAAATCGTAGTAGAAAAATCACGTGACATCTATGAAAGCCTAGTATCTGAAGAAGATCTAGATGAAACAATGGGTGGCAACGAAGTTGAAGAATTAGTAGACGAAGTTACCCTAGATGAAGAAGGCATTTCTGAAGAAGAAGAATTTGGCGACGAAGAGTCTGAAGGCAACGAAGAAGATCACCACGCAGACGTCGGCGGTGAAGAAGAATTAGAAGATCGCGTTATGGATTTAGAGGACGCACTTGACGAACTAAAAGCTGAATTTGACGCATTAATGGCTGGTGAAGATCACGGTGATGAAGATATGCACGGTGACGATGACGGTGATGTAGAAGTTGGTGCTGAAGAAGAACAAAGCGAATTCTACGAAGCTGAAGACAAAGAAGAAGAACTTGAAGAAGCTAAAGAAGAAGACGAAGAAGCTGAAGAAGTTGACGAAACAATCGTTCGCGAATACGTTGAAAAAGTAGCAACTCCTGCTAATACAGAAGGTGCAGCAGTTGGTACAGGTAAAAGCGTAGCAGTTAACAAAAAATCAACAGTAGCTGGTAAAAATGACATGGGTGGTAAGGCAGTAACATCACATGGTGGTAACGCTAATCAAGACGGTAATCGTCCACAAGCTGGTGAAAAACCAAAAGGTGATTTAGTGAGCAACCCACAAAATAAACCAGGTGCTAATGCAGGTAAAACAGCATTTAAAACTAAAGAAGCACAACAAGGTGGCCAAGAAGGTAAGTTAGCTGGTAACAATGGTAGCGTTGCTATCAACAAAACTAGCCCACTAGCAAAATAATTAGGAAACTATAATGGCATTTTATCTTAAAGAGAACTTGACATTTGACGCAGCTCGCATGGAAGTTATCACTGAAGGCGCAGCTGACGGCAAAGGTAAGAATCTTTACATGAAAGGTATATTCATCCAAGGTGGTGTAAAAAATCACAATGAACGTGTATACCCAGTAAATGAGATTGAAAAAGCCGTTGCACAGTTAAATGAACAAATCAAGGGTGGTTACAGCGTCTTAGGCGAAGTAGATCACCCTGATGATTTGAAAATTAACCTAGATCGCGTTTCACATATCATTATTGACATGTGGATGGATGGTCCTAATGGTTTTGGTAAATTAAAGGTTCTTCCTACTCCAATGGGTCTGTTGGTATCGACTATGTTGGAATCAGGAGTAAAACTTGGTGTTTCATCTCGTGGTAGCGGTAACGTGAGCGAGGGAGACGGCAAAGTAAGTGACTTTGAAATAGTCACAGTAGATGTAGTTGCGCAACCAAGCGCACCAAATGCGTATCCAACAGCGATTTACGAAGGACTGATGAATATGCGTGGTGGCAGCAAGGTATTCGAAATGGCTAAAGAGGCCAGCGCAGATCAAAAAGTACAGAAATATCTAAGAGAAGCTGTAAAAGGCCTTATCAAAGATCTTAAAATTAAATAGGAGATCGTAATGTTAGATGCTATCAAACCATTGTTAGATAGTGGTATCATTAACGAAGAAACCCAATCAGCTTTAAATGAAGCATGGGAATCTAAGTTAAATGAAGCACGCGACGTTATTCGCGCAGAATTGCGTGAAGAGTTCGCTGGCCGCTATGAGCACGATAAAAATGTAATGGTTGAAGCTCTAGACAAAATGGTTACTGAAAGTCTCACCTCTGAACTCAAAGAGTTCGCAGAAGAGAAACAAGCTCTAGCAGAAGACCGCGTGAAATTCAAACGTCATATGGTCGAAAGCTCGGCAAAATTTAATGACTTCATGGTTACTAAATTAGCTGAAGAGATCAAAGAGTTACGTGCAGATAAGAAAGTTCACAGTGAAGCAGTTGCTAAACTTGAAAAATTTGTTATCCATGCCCTAGCTGAAGAGATCAAAGAGTTTGATCAAGACAAGCAAGCAGTCGTAGAAACAAAAGTTAAACTAGTAGCAGAAGCTAAAGCAAAATTAGCTGAACTACAAAGCAAATTTGTTACTAAGAGTGCAAAACTTGTTAAAGAAGCAGTAGCACAAAATCTAGGCTCAGAATTGGCACAACTAAAAGAAGACATCCAACTCGCTCGTGAGAACATGTTTGGTCGTCGCCTATTCGAAGCATTCGCTACAGAATTTGCTGGTACTCATTTAAATGAGAACAAGGAAATTGCTAAACTCCAAGCAGAACTAGCTGATAAAGAAGCTATTATTGCTGAAAGTAAAAAAGCGGTTGCGGAAAAAGAAGCATTAGTTGAGTCTAAGAACCGTGAAGTTCGCGTAATCACAGAAAGTATCGCTCGTAAAGAGAAACTAGATGGATTATTAAAAACATTAAACAAAGAGAAAGCTGAAGTAATGAGCAGCCTACTCGAGAGTGTGCAGACAGAAAGACTACAAGCTGCATATGAAAAGTATCTACCAGCAGTTCTAAACAATACTCCAACAGCAAAAGCTGAAAAGGCGATGCTAAGTGAGTCACGTGTAGAAGTGACAGGTGATAAATCTGCTAAAACCAACGAGGAAGTCGAAACAAATGTTATCGAAATTCGTCGTTTAGCAGGGCTAAAATAGTAGTAAAACTTTTATAAAAGGAAGAAATATAAAATGACAACCCAACTATTAGAAAGCCGTTGGACAGAGACCAAAGACGCCCTGTTAGAAGGTCTACAAGGTTCGAAAAGAACCACAATGGCTGTAATTTTAGAAAATACGAAGAAGCACTTGATGGAAACTGCAACTGCTGGCGCTACTGCTGTTGGTAACGTTGCAACACTTAACCGTGTAATTCTACCAGTGATTCGTCGAGTAATGCCAACAGTTATCGCTAACGAAATCGTTGGCGTACAACCAATGACTGGTCCTGTTGCTCAAATCCACACACTACGTGTACGTTATGCAGATGCTGTTACAGCAACTTCAGGCGACAGCACAGTTGGTGGTGATGAAGCATTAAGCCCATTCAAAATTGCAACTGCTTACTCTGGTACAACAGCTGGTAAGGCTGCTTCAACATCAACACTTGAAGGTACACCAGGTAACAGAATCAACGTTCAAATCTTGAAACAAGTTGTTGAAGCTAAAACACGTAAACTAAGTGCTCGTTGGACATTTGAGGCAGCTCAAGATGCACAATCAATGCACGGTTTAGATGTTGAAGCAGAAATCATGGCAGCTTTAGCACAAGAAATCACAGTTGAAATTGATCAAGAGATCTTAGCATCTCTACGTTCATTAGCTGGTAACACATTTAACTACAACCAAGCTACAGTATCTGGTACTGCTACATTCGTTGGTGACGAGCACGCTGCTCTTGCTGTTTTAATTAACCGCGCAGCTAACTTAATCGCTCAACGTACACGTCGTGGTGCTGCTAACTGGGCAGTTGTAAGTTCAGAAGCGTTAACAGTATTGCAATCTGCAACTACTTCTGCTTTTGCTCGTACAACAGAAGGTACATTCGAAGCTCCAACTAACACAAAACTAGTTGGTACTTTAAATAACGCTATGAAGATCTATGTAGACAGCTATGCTGGTACAGGTACTTCTGTGTTAGTAGGTTACAAAGGTTCTAGCGAAGCTGATGCAGCTGCGTTCTATTGCCCATACGTACCTCTAATGTCATCTGGCGTTGTACTAGATCCAAACACATTTGAACCAGTAGTTGGTTTCATGACTAGATATGGTTATGCTGAGTTAACAAACACAGCATCATCTCTAGGTAATGCTGCAGACTACTTGGAAACAATTGGTGTTGCAAATCTATCATTCCAATAATATTAGTATTATTGCAGTGAACTTTCAAAAGCCCCTTAATTGGGGCTTTTGTTTGGCTATTATTTCTGCGTTACGATAAATATTACTGTTCGCTCTTAAATGAGAGTTTATGCGGTCCCCACCGCGTAGGCCTAGAACGCCATAACATATAAGGAGAAACAAATGGGACGTCCTATTCCAGAAAGATTTTTTAACGGCACCGGTGGTGCTGGATCACCAGGCGGTGAAGGTATTTCTTCACTGATTGTTGAAGGTGGTAACAGCTATTCAGCTGGTACTACTATTAGTTTTAGTGCAAGTCCAATCGGTGGAACAACAGCAACAGCTAGTATTACTTTTGTTGCGGCCGCAATTGGTGCACCAGGTAACGGTAACGTTGCTACTGCCTCTATTACAGAAGCAGGTAGTGGCTATACATCAGTTCCAACAGTGACATTCAATAAACCAGGTAATGTTGTGGTTGATGGTTTCACACAAATAGCAGGTACAGTATTTAAATTCTCAAGCGGTGTAACCAGCGGTATTTTTGCAGGTATGGTTGCTAATGCATTCTTTGGCACAACTACATTAGGTAATCCAACTAAAGTAGTTAGTGTTGATGTTGCAAGTGGTAATATCACTATGTCTACAGCTAATACAGCAGCTATTAGCTCACCAATTAGCTTTGGTGACGTTGGTCGCTTAGGTGATATTTTACCAGTTCTTATCCCAGCAGTTACAACAGCTAATACAATCCAAGCTAACGCATGGATCTCAACAGGTAGTAGCGGTAGAGTTGCTGATATACTTTCACAAAAAGGTTCACGTCGTTACAGAGTAACTAACGATCAAGGCACAGATGTAGTTCGCCTAGTTCCAACAGGTATTAACGGTAATGAAGATGCTAGTAACCCAACTGTAGCGCAAGTTACAG